GAAAATATAATAAATTGTGTAAGGTAAGTGGATTGCCTAGCAGAGTAGAAAGTCTAAAAGTAGATGGATATAAAAAAGTAAAGAAAAGTTAGAAGGTGAATAATGTGGTCGATAATGATATAGGTGGTGTATGGCGAACTGTTGGAGGTCGTAGAATATTTATAAAGAATGGGCAAGACTTATCAACAGCTATGAGAGAAAGTGGGAAATTCAATGAAATAATTAAGGCTAATAATCAAAAGTACGATGAAATAAGAAAGAAAAAAGAAAAAGAAGTTGATGAGATAGTAAAGCCTATTAAATTGTCTGAGAAAGAGCATCTTGCTTGCAATGAAGTTCTAGAAGAATTTAAAAAGAATAACAATGAAAATCTTTCAATAATAGATATAAACATATTTGAAAGAAAGGGAGATATTTCAACATCCAATAAACATTCTTCGGTTGGTTATTCTAAAGAACAAGAAGAGATTATAAAAAACGCTTCTGAAAGAAGTTTAATAGCTATTCATAATCATCCAGGAAATGGTACTTTTTCTTTACAAGATATATATACTTGTATTGAAGATACTAAAATTGGTGGTATAATGGTTGTAACGGAAGATTATATATATTCACTTAAGCCTGATTTTAGTAAAAGTTTATTAGAAAGAGATTCAAAAGGCTATTATTCAAATTTTGAATCAAAATTAGGCGATGCAAATGATAGATTATTGAGTAAATACCCAATGTATAGCAATAATCAACTATATCATATGGCATTTAAAGAAGTTTTTGAAGAAATGGGATGGGAATATGGAAGAGAAGAAAGAAACAAAGATTAATGGTTTTGACGATACTAATGTTGAAAAAAAATGGGAAGATATAATGAAACGCAATCGAAAAAACAAGAAAATTGACGATAATTTTTTATTAACGATAATTAATAGAATAAAGATGAATTTGACTTCTTATGAGCATGAACTTAATTCACTTCCTGAAGCCTATAAAAATAGATTTATAGAATTATACGAAAAAAGCACTCAAGAATAGAGTGCTTTTATTATGCGTCAATGGTGTAATGGCAACACAACAGTCTCCAAAACTGTAGACGTAGGTTCGATTCTTACTTGATGTGCCAATTTTTAAGGACATAGAGATATGTCTTTTTTTCGTGTGGTATAGCAACGATAGGACTAACAATATTTTAATTCACACGTGGACGAGACCACGAAAAAAATCGAAGGAGGAGAAATGCGTGAATTTTTAAAAGGCTTAGATTTAGATCAAGAAACAATTGATACAATTATGGCTGAACACGGTAAGTTAGTAACCAAAGATAAAGAAGAAATTACTGACTTAAGAGGAAAACTTGATGCTGCGAATAAAACAATTAATTCATTCAAAGATTTAGATGTTGAAGGCATCAAAAAGGAACTTCAAGATTATAAAGATCGAGAAGCTAGACAAAAAGCAGACGAAGAGGATGCTAAAGAAAGAAAAGTACTATCGACTAGTATATTAGAAGCTATAGGCGACAAAAAATTTGCTAGTGAATATGTACAAAATGGAATTCTGGAGGATGTAAGAAAAGAACTTTCAAAGCCTGAAAACAAAGGCAAAGGTGTAAAAGAGTTAGTTGAAAGCTTAACTAAAGACAAGGACGGAATATTTGTTAATCCAAATAAGCCAGCCGATATGCCAGGTATGGGAGAAGTAACTAACGAAATTACAAAAGAAGCCTTTGACAAGATGAGTTATAAAGAGAGAATAAAATTCAAACAAGAAAATCCAGAACAATTTAAAGAATTTAATAAATAGGAAAGAAGGAAAATATAATGGATACAACAACAAAATTAGAAAATTTAATTGACCCAGAGGTTATGGCACCAATGATTAGTGCAAAAATTGATTCTGCTATTGTAGTTACACCATTTGCAAAAATTGATACTACACTAGAAGGACAACCAGGAGATACTATTACAGTACCAAGATATATATATATAGGAGATGCTGAAGATGTTGCTGAAGGTGTAGCACAAGGAACAACAACTTTAACAACAAGTACAGACAAATATACAGTTAAGAAAGCAGTAAAAGATGTTGAATTAACTGACGAAGCTGTACTAAGTGGATATGGCAATCCAGTCGGAGAAGTAAATTCTCAATTAGCAAAAGCAATTGCAAGTAAAGTTGATGCAGATTGTATGGAAGCTTTACAAACTGCAACACTAAAGTATAATGCAGATGCGAAAATTTCATATGAAGGTATAGTAGAGGGAATCGACTTATTTAACGAAGAAGAAAACGTTGATAAGGCAATGTTTATTGCTCCAGCTCAAGTGACAACTTTAAGAAAGGATCCTAATTTCATTAGTAACGATAAATATAATAACAATGTTATCATGCGTGGCGAAATTGGTATGATAGCAAATACAAGAATTGTTCCTTCAAGAAAAATTAAATTGAATGACGGAAAATATTCTTGTCCTATTGTTCAATTAAATACTGAATCAATGACTGATGATGAAGTTCCAGCATTGACAATTTATCTAAAGAGAGACACAAATGTTGAAAAAGACAGAATTGTTAAAGGAAAGAAAACTTTAATTTCAGCTGATAAACATTATGTTGCTGCTTTAACTGATGAATCAAAAGTAGTATTAGCAGAGTTTACTGCTTAGGAGGTATAAAAATGAAAGAATATATTCTAGGTAATAAAATTATTTCAACAACTCCTGAAAGATACGAAACAACCTTTAAAGATATGGGGTATGTTCCATATAAGAAAAAAGAAGAAAAAATTGATGATAAAGAACCAAAGAAAAAAGAACCAAAGAAAAATCCTAATGATTCAAATGATAATACATCAAACGAAAAAATATAATAGATTAGGAGGATATTTATGAAGATAGAAAATAAATATCTGTCTTATGAAGAATATAAAGAGCTTGGAGGAGCAATCCAAGAAGCTCTTTATAATTTATTAGAATATCGTGCTGAGAAGAAAATCGATAAGTACACATTTAAAAGATTTAGAAAGATAGATAATTATCCAACTGAATTAAAGATGTGTGTTTATGATTTAATTCCTTTAATGACAAATGATAACAATAGTAATATTGTTAGCGAGAGTATAGGCAATTATTCTGTAACTAAGAAGACCAAAAAAGAACTTGAAAAGGATATATCGGAAATAATTAATGATTATTTATCTGAAGTGTCTATTAATAATATTCCAGTTCTTTATATAGGTGCAGATGAAGACTAATAAAACAATTACAATTTATCATAAGTGTTTTAATGCAGATACGAAACTAGACAAATGGCAAAGGCAGATATCACTTAAAGCAATGGTTCAAGGTGGAAGAGGAGCAAGTATTAATAAAGGTTATGACAAAGCTAATGATATTAGTATTTGGATACCATTTGTAGAAAATAATATTAATTCTATTGATAATTTAAAAAACAAAATACTTATTACTACAAAATCAAACGAAGTAATTGAACTTGCAAAAGAAGATATTATTGTTTTTAGTGAAACTGATGAAGAAATCGAAGTTCAAAAAGATTTGCAATTAGAAAATTTCAATATTACTACATTGATTGTTAATGATTATTGTAGCGAAGAAATGAAACACATCTTTTTAGGAGCGAAATAATGAAATATCCATCAGCAACTACTATAAAAGCAGATTTAAATATAGAAAATGGAGGTTCAACTCATAAGTATTTCACGGAACGATGTCACGTTTATATGGGACCATTTATTCCAGGAGGAGTAAGTGGGGAAATTAATGAATCAGCAGAATTAAGTACTGACGAAATAGCTTATAACTCTCCATTTGCTCATTATTTACATACCGGAATATTGTATGTAGATCCAGAAACAGGAAGTAGTTGGGCTAGAAAAGGACAAACTAAAATTTCTACAGGAAAAGCATTAGAATATCATACTCCTGGAACAGGGGCACATTGGGATGAGAAAATGTGGAATTCTAAGGGAGAAAAAATAATTAGCGAAGTTCAAAAAAAGATGGATAAGGAGTGATCTATTTGAATAATGATGATTTAAAAGCAATAAGAGAGTATTTATATGATAATAAAATTATTGATGAAAAGAATAAGATAAATGTTGATTTTTTAGGCGAAGAACCAACAGAATTCTCTATTGTGCCTGTTCCAGTTGATCCAATTGTTGAAACTTATATAAATGGTATTTCATATAGACAATATCAGTTTCAATTACTTAGCTGT